AAGCTGTTGGTAAAACAGCACCCCCAGCAAATATTACTGGCCTTACTTATGAACCACTAACAGATAAGCTTGCAAGGCTTAGATGGAATCCACCAACAGAGGCAGACGTAATTGCAGGAGGAAAAATTTTTATTAGGCATACCCCAGATACGACAGGAAACGGCACTTTTTCAAATGCAACTGACCTTGTTACTGCTGTTTCTGGTAATACAAGTTCTGCTGAAATACCAATTTTGGCTGGTGAGGTAATAGTCAGGGCTCAAGATGATGGGGGGCGTTTTAGTACAGGCGAGACATCTGTAATTATTGACCCACCCGACCCACAACCAGCACTAATTACACAAACAAGAAGAGAAGATCAGGACAACCCAAAATTTCAAGGCACAAAAGTAAATACAGCTTTTGATAGTGCTTCTAATTCTTTAACACTTACAGGTGTTGGTTTATTTGATGATATTTCCGATTTTAACTCTGAAAATAGTATTGATTTTATTGGTGGTACTGCTCCTTCTGGAACTTATGAATTTGGCGGTACTGCTGGCGGAACTTTTTTAGATTTAGGAGGTGTTTTTGCTTTAGACCTTAAAAAACACATGAAGTCGCAGGCAATATTTCCAAATGATTTGCTTGATAGTCGGGGTTTAATTGATAGTTTGCAAGATTTTGACGGTACAGATAGCGTAGATGTAAATGCGATTTTAGAAGTAAATGTAACTCAAGATGACCCTAGTTCAGGTTCTGCTACTTATGCTGGATTTCAAACTTTTGCAAATGGTAATTTTAAAGGCAGGGGCTTTAAATTTAGGACTACACTTACATCAAATGATACTGCCCAAACAATACAAGTAACAGAATTAGGTTATACAGCAAGTTTACAAAGAAGAACTGAACAAAATGCAACAGCTATTGCATCTGGTGCAGGGGCAAAAAATGTAACATTTGACCACCCATTTTTTGTTGGTACAAGTAGTTTATTAGGAGCTAATTCTCATTTACCATCTGTTGGTATTACAGCTTTAAATATGGCATCTGGGGATATTTTTGAATTAACAAATATTGCATCAACTGGTTTTACGGTTCATTTTAAAAATAGTTCTGGGGCTTCTATTGATAGAAATTTTAATTTTACTGCTGTTGGATTTGGTAAAGGTGGATAAAACCGATATACTAAAAACAATTACTACTTTATAAATGGCAAGAGTTGATAATACTGGTGGTTCTGGTTTTACCGTTGATAACGGTACTGGTCTTGTTGTAAGAACAAAGTTAAATCAAATAATTGCTGCCCTTAGTACTAATAACCAAGGTTCTGGCGACCCTACAATCGGCGTTGCAGCTTATGTACAACATATTGATGGTAATACTTTAAAAATTAGAAATGCTGCTAATAATGCCTTTGTTACTTTGGGTGATGTAAGTCAAACAAACTTTGGTCATGCTTCTTTATCTTCAGCAAATACATTTACAGCAAGGGCAACTTTTAACACAACATCTTCAATAACAATACCAAGCGGAGATACAAGCGACAGAGACAACAGCCCAGCAGTGGGTATGATACGTCATAACAGCCAATTAAACCGCTTTGAGGGCTATAACAACGGCAACTGGGAAAACTTAGGAGGTGCAACAGGTATTGCAAATGTTGTTGACGATACAACACCTCAACTTGGAGGTAATTTAGATGTTTTAACTAGAGAAATAAATACATCAACTACTAACGGAAATATAAAAGTTACACCAAACGGTACAGGATTATTTGAAATCAAAGGAAATACAAATGATGGTACTTTACAACTTAATTGCAACCAAAATAGTCATGGTGTAAAAATTAAATCCCCTGCTCATAGTGCTGGACAATCATATACTTTAATTTTGCCAGATAACCAAATTGCTGCTGATAAAGTTTTAAAAGTTAAAAGTATTTCTGGTTCTGGTGCAACAGCAGTTGGTCAGCTTGAGTATGCAGATGCTGGTGGCGGTGGTGGAACTGGTGGAGGCGGTGAACAAATATTTTTTGAGTCAGAAAATGCTATGGACCAAAATTATACAATAAGTGCAAATCATAACGCTTTAGTTGCTGGCCCTCTGACAATTAATGCTACACTAACTATAAATAGTCCTTCAGTTGTAACGATTCCATAATGGCTTTAGTACTAAACGGTAGCAACAATACTATTGGAGGTTTAGCAAACGGTGGTTTGCCTGATGGCTGCATACTAGATGCCGATATTAATGGAATGGCAGCTTCAAAACTTTCTGGGGCTTTACCAGCGATTTCTGGTGCTAATTTAACAGGCATTTCTGCGGGAATAACACACGCAGATATGTGGAGAGTAACGGCTGATTTTTCAAGACAAACAGTTTCAGATATAAATGCAAATTGGGCAAGATATACTAATCAGTCTGGTTCTATATTTGGATATATAGGTTCGGGAATGACTGAAAGTTCTGGTGTATTTACATTTCCAGCAACAGGAATTTGGAAAGTATCAGCTTTTATGAACTATCATTCAAGAACAGGTATTATGCCAAGTGTTGAGTTATATATTTTAGGAACTGAAAATGACTCAAGTTATGTTTCACTCACAGCGACTTTTGACTGTGCTGTTATGGGTACTGGATACTATGAATGGGGTCACATGAGGGCTGAAACATTTATTGATTGTACTAATACATCTACACACAAGGTAAAGTTCCAAGCGGGTGCAAATACAAACCCTGCCATGTACTTTACAGGAAGTGGAAGTAGGCTTAATTATTTCCAATTTATTCGTATGGGAGATACATAATGAGATTACCAGATGGAAGGCCAGATCATATTGAAGATTACCTTGTTACTGTAAGAATGGGTCAATGGTTTGGGTGGTCTGACCCTGATAATAGAATATATACAAATCTAATAGTGCATGATGGTGGCACAAAGCCAACTGAAAAACAATGTACAGATGGACTTGCAGCAATGCAAGCTGCTTGGGATTTAGAATTTGATAGTTATAAATCAAAAAGAAGAGCAGAATATCCAAGTATTGTTGACCAGTTAGATCAAATCTATAATGAGGGAATAGACGCTTGGAAAGCTACTATCAAAACCACTAAGGACAAGTATCCAAAACCTAGTTAATTATGGGAGCAATAAAACTAAAACACACATCAGGTAACGGCACTATTTTGCATAGTCCAGCGGCTAATCCTAGCTCTGATATTACTTTAAAAGTACCATCTACAACTGGTTCTGCTGGTCAGGTTTTACAAGTAGCAAGTGCAAACCATAGTTCAACAAATGCAGAGCTTGAATTTGCTGCATCATCAACAGATTATGTAAAACTCACTTCTGCAAGCGGGGCTAGTGGTGGTAGTGCAATAAATATTGATAACCTTGATACCGCTACATACGCAGCGTTTGAGATTTTTTTAAGTATGCAGCCTAGCACTGATAATTCAAATTTATATATTAGATTTAGGAATGGAAGTAGCACCATAACTGCCTCAAATTATGTTGGTTGGAAAGAACAACAGTACCCAAGTAATAATGTTTCTCATAAATCCTCTGGTTCTCAAAGTCTTTTAGAGCCAGCCGAAAATATCGGTGCTGATACAGAAGAAAACCTTTTTATCCATGTAGTGTTGCACGTTGCTAGATCAGATGACCAAGGCGATTTAGCAAGACAAAGAAATAGGATTGAATACGATACAAACTACATGACACATACACCTGCCCATTACTCCACTCGTGGTGTTGGACATTATTCAAATGATACTACAACTTACGTTAATGGTATTCGTTTCTATTTTTCATCAGGTAATATTAGTGATTATATGTACACAGTTTATGGGATTAAAAGATAATGGCTGATAATTTTGAAATAGTAAACGGAGAAAAAGTTCTTTTAACAGCAGAAGAAATATCTGCTAGAGAGACAGAAGAAGCCGCTTTTCTTGCATATCAAGCTGCCAATCAATACAAATCAGCTAGACTTGAAAGCTACCCTGCATTAAGAGAACAGTTTGACTTACTTTGGCATGCTATAGATGCTGACGCAGACTTGAAAGTTAAGTTATCAGGCTTTTATAATGCAATAAAAGCTGTAAAAGACAAGTACCCAAAACCTAGTTAATTATGTCATCAAAAATTAAAGTCAATAACATAGAAGGGGTCGGTGCAAGCACACCAGCAATCACTATTGATAATGCTTCTGGAACGTGTACTGCCAATATTACTAATAACCTAAGTAATAGACGGCTCACGATTAACGGAGCAATGACCATAGCCCAACGCAGTACGTCATCTACTGGCGGTGGTTATGAAACTGTAGATAGATTTTTAGTTAATTATGGTGGAACAGATGAAGCACCTACACAAGCACAAGTAGATGTTGCAAGTGGAACAACACCTTATTCTTTAGGTTTTAGAAAAGCACTTAGAATTACTAATGGAAACCAAACAAGTGGTGCTGGTACAACTGACTATATAAATTTTGGTCATAAGATAGAAGCACAAGATATAGCAAATAGTGGCTGGAATTATACTTCTACATCAAGTTTTATAACATTACAATTCTGGATAAAATCTAGCGTAGCACAGGTTTTTTATGCATATATACAGACAAGAGATGGCACAGAGTACTCTTATCCCTTTTCAACTGGTTCTTTGAGTGCAGATACTTGGACAAAAGTTACGAAAACAATTTCTGGTAATTCTAATTTACAGTTTGATAATGATAATGGTTCGGGACTTGAATTTTATTTCAATGGATTTTTAGGAACGAACTATACAGACAACAGTAGGTCTTTAGATTCTTGGGCTGCAAAGGCAGATGCTACACACTTTCCTGATATGACATCTACATGGTACACAACAAATGATGCAACACTTGAATTTACAGGATTTCAGATTGAAGTAGGCAGCGTGGCAACAGATTTCGAGCATAGGACATTTTCTCAGGAGCTTCATCTTTGCAATCGCTATTATTATGATGTTTTAGGCCCAGCACCCGAAACTGATTTTGCTTTTGCTGTTGGTGGGAAATACAATTCATCACTTAATTTTTGTCCAATACTTTTTCCTGTACAGATGAGAGCAGTTCCTACTCTTGAATCAAGTACAACTACTGACTCTTTTTATAAAATTGTTGGTAGTAATGTTGATAATTATGCCGATCATGGAATGTCTAAAGGAGGAAGAACTGGTGCAAGAATATATCCTAATAATGGCAATGATGATGTTGGGTCACTTGCAGACGCAGTAGTTCTTCATGCAAATAACACATCAGCCTGTCAACTTAGATTTAATGCGGAGCTTTAACTATGGCATTTCCAACAAACCCAATTTATAAATTAATAAAAGAACCTATAAGAAATGAAATTACAGGAGTTTTTAAATATAGAGGTACAATGTTACTTTCAATTCCAATAGACGAAGCAAACATTGATTATCAAGACTATCTTAAGTGGAAAGCTGACGGTGGAGTTCCAGAGGAGGCTGATTAATTAACCTTTTCCATTTGTCTTGTCATAATGCCACCCAAAATGTACAAAGGCCCAAGAGTGGGAATAATTAACAGCATTGATATAATTAAAGTGTGAGAAATCGCTTTCAGTATTGCTTCTTTAACCATGTTTGCACGTATTTGTCAGATAGCTTCATTGTTGTCTCTTTTTCTAACCTTGTCAATGTTGGGAGGGTCATACTATGCTTACCGCTTTATTACCAGTGAACAGTTTAAAGCAAGAGTTATGAATGAAGTTCTGGATAATGTACAGGGCATAATGCCAAAAGTTTTAGATAATGCTTTACCAGACATGACAGGTGGCACTATCCCAGAGTTCATACCACCAGCAGCGACCAAATAAATGGAGATACCAGAAATCGGTATCAAACAAATAAATATTCCAGAGGTCTACATTCCTGAGATATACAAGCCTGACCCTGTATTGCCTGTAATAACAAATTTAGAAATAGATGTTGTAGGTTGTACTTATCAACATAGAGATATAAAAAATACTGGTAATACTCAGCTTTTACTTGATGACCCTAACGGAGTGTTCCTGACTTGTGGCGAGTCTTTGTTTCCTAGCTTTTACCCTATTGATTACAGACCAGATCAGTTGGTAATTACTGAAGATTTACCGATAACAAATGATGACCCACCTATGCCAGAATCAGATATTCCAGAAACTAAAACACCAGAAAAGAAAAAAGAAGAATTAATTATACCAGAATGTCCAAGTAGGAAAGATCAGGCCGTTGGGGATTACAGAAATGCAAAACGCATTGAAAGAGTGATAGGACATAAGTTATCCTCAGACAAAACAGAGTGCATTACGCTTTATGAGGACGTACCATTTCGAGAGACTTTTATTGGTACAAATGAGGTGCTTGTTTCTACTCTTGCTATTGGTGTGGTCGCTGGTAGTTCTGCGGCTCTTGTCCCTCTGATACAAGGGGCTGCGAAGGCTGCTATCAAAAATATAAGCAAGCGTTTTTCTAAAAAAAAGAAGGTATAAACATAAGCAAAGGATTTTACAAGCCCTTTACAGGCGATTTAAAAGCCCTATTTTTTTTCGATTTTGTGAGTATGAGGCAAAACTTGGTTTGGTAAGGGTATAAGCTTTACATCTTTACAAGTAACAGCGTGTTCACCTGTCAGAACTACTCCGAGCTTGGCTTGTTTACCGCATACCTCTAGCCTATACAAGGCCATCTCTAATTTTGTTTTTTTGATAAGTAACTCTTGAGCTTCAATATTTACCTTTGCAGCTTTCTTGCAAAGTTCTCCACCATTACCCAAAGGAATATTAAATTGCATAGATATTCCATAATTCAAGTTGTAATTATCCTTTTCGAATCTTGGAGTTTCTTGGACATATTTTATAGCTCCTGTGTCCTCGTCATAGATGTTTTGTCTGGTCACGTATTCTGTAGGGCGGTTAAATGACCACGCATCTGTCAAATAAGGAGTTATGGTCAAACTGGGCGAGGTACAAACAATCCCTTGACTGTAGCGATTCTGGGGCAAGCTGGAGGGAGTTATCATTGTGGCGTTGTTATTGACTACACCTTGAGCATTGCTGCTGGGCGAGGCAACAGTTGTATTAGCCAAAACTTTTGCAGGGCTTAGAAATAAAATTATTGCCCAAAGACAGAGGTTGTTTCTGTGGTTGTAGTTGTTGTAATTGTTCGATTTATTGTCGTTACGTTGGAAAGGCCAGCACCTTGCAACGACTCTACTAAACTGAAACTTTGCCCAGCATTTTTTATTCGCCATCTTGGGGTTGCCTCAAGCGAAGGGCTAGTCCAACTAAACTGGACACCATTAAGAGTCTGGGTTTCACCAGCAACTGTTGAAGGATTGATATATCCATTAAGGTCTGCTGATTCAATATTATGACCTGATGCTGAATATGAAAATCCAGAATTGTATTGGTGCGAAGTGATTGTCTCATTAATTACTGATTGCGAAGTTGAACTCTGCGTACTCGACCCCGATCTAAACTGAGGGACAATAGGTGTAGCAAGGGTTCTCAGAGGTAGTAGTAATATTAATAATAGCCAAAATCTAGTCAATTTCAATCTGAACAGTAGTTGAGGCAATGCAGCTAGTACCAGAACCAAATGCTCCAGAACAAGAATGAACCCCACTGGACAAACTGCTAATGCTTCCAGAGCCTAATGTGCCACCAGAAATAACTGTGGTCTGACCACCCAATACTGGTAATGTTGCTATGCCGCTTGATGGCGTGATTGCGGATTGTGTTACGTCCCCAGCCTGATATGACTCCGATAGTGAAAACGCTGACCCAGCAGTTGTAACCGATTTATTTGTATTTATTAAAGCTGGAACTCCATTACTTAAGCTGCCAAGATTTAGGCCACCTATCCCATTTGTCACCACACTGTCCCCTGTTCCTGTAGAAGTAGTAATATTATTTCCACTTATAGAGTATGAACTAGGTGCGGCATTTGTAATTACATAAGGTGAGTCAATAGAAATCTGTGCAGAGGTTACATACTTGGCCGTTATGTCAGCAAAGGCACTAGACGGAGAAAGAAAGATGATAAATGGAATTAGCTTTTTCATTTGATTCCTACTTTATTGTTCTTA